GATCACGCGCGCCCGTCTTGGACAACGTCTCGCCAATACGATCCGGTCCAAGACCTATCCTGCAACGGGCGAAAGCTTTGATGCTGCAGCACTGGTCTGGTCCAACGCGCCTCAGATCATCGGGGCGCATGACACGGGCCCGTTGATCCGGTCAAAGGACGGGTTCTGGTTGGCGATCCCGACGCCAGCGGCAGGCAAAGGCGCCCGCGGCAAGGCGCTCACGCCCGGCGAATGGGAGAGGCGGCGCGGGCTACGATTGCGGTTTATCTATCGACGTAGGGGTCCGAGCCTGCTCGTCGCAGATGGTCGGCTAAACAGCCGGGGGCTGGGCGTTGCGTCGCGGTCGAAAACTGGACGCGGGAAGGCGACGGTGCCGATCTTCTTGCTGGTGCCTCAGGTGAAGCTCGCAAAAAGGCTCGATCTGGCCCGCGACGCTGAGCGCGCCCAGGCAGCGGTTCCGGGACTGATTGTGGCAAATTGGGCGGAGGTTAAGGTTACCAACTTGTCATAAGTTCGCCTGATTTTGAGGATATTGATAAATATCAACATGCGGCTCGTTGCTTGCGGTCGCATGGCTTTGTGGGGCACTTGCCGATTCCCGTTTGTGCATACCCACTTAGGGTCAGCCGTCGTCCTTCCCGAGACGCAGCAACGGCTGGCCCACTTCGAAGTCAGGTTACGGTGACAGCGATGGGGTGATTATGAGTGAAATGACGCTGGAGAAGGTTGATGGTGAGCATGTCTGCAGCTGGTGTTTTGCTAGAGACGAGACCGTGCTGCATGATCCCGAGACCGATACCTACTGGCATGAAGATTGCCGCGAAGTTGCCGGCGATACGGTCCACCACATGAAGGACTGGTTGCCGTTCAAAAAGAAGAAAAGCTTCTGAAGGCGTACGTCGCGGCTTGTCAGGTTTTAGTCTGGTGCCCCCTGCCGGACTCGAACCGGCACGGCCTTGAGGCCAAGGGATTTTAAGTCCCTGATGTCTACCATTCCACCAAGGGGGCACATGGTAGGCCCGGAGGGACTCGAACCCCCAACCAAAGCGTTATGAGCGCTCTGCTCTAACCAATTGAGCTACAGGCCCGATGCGCAGCTTTTGGAAGAAATTCATAGAGAAGGCAATCAGGGCGTTTCACAAACGATCTCGCAGGATTGCACAGTGATCTGGCCACAGCCAGTGCACCGTGCATTCGACGCCAAATCGCCAGCGGTTGCGGAAGACGATTTCATCTGGGGAGTACCTGCCACTCATTGGTTAGACTGCAGCAAGCCTACTTCACTGAGGAAATGAGGCATGTGATTTTGTCATATGAGAAAAGAGAGAGCGGCGGCACCATCAGGGAGGACAGGCGCCGCCGCTATAATCCGTCACGATCCGAGGAGGAGGAAAGACCGTGAGAATTCTCTTGAAGGCACGCATAATCCAAATTGCTGCATGCGCACAATAAACGCGATCGCAATGCCGCTATGCGGCGTGTGCATCGCAGCAAAAACTGACCGGACCTCAACTCACAATGCCCACTCCCCGAGAAACGATCCTGACCGCCTTGGCGAACCTGTTGCGCACGGTACCGCATGTACCGGTGCTGCGCGGCGAAGTTTTGCCTGAACGGATCCCGCCTTTAGGCCTGATGATCCTGCGCGATGGCGACCCAGGCGAGCCCGGCGTGACCCTTTCCCCGCTGATGTATCATTACCAGCACCGCGCAGAGCTGGAGGTCATCGTGCGGACTGGCGAGGACCGTGACGCCCGCTTTGATCAGCTAATCGGGCGCATTGGTGCTGCCATCGGTGCTGATCGCACCCTTCGTGGGCGCTGCGACTGGGTGGAAGCCGAGGCACCAGAGCCGGTCGATCTACCCGTCGAGGGAGGTGCGGCCATCAAAGCCGCAATCATTCCGATCATCCTGCATTACGCCACCAGCGACGCGCTGGCCTGACGACAAACCCGAGCTTCAAGGAGAGAACACATGGCACGAGCCCAAGGGGCGCGCGCGCAGATGGCGCTTGCGTTTGAGACCACTTATGGCACGCCGCCTGCTAGCGGCTTTATCAAGATGCCCTTTGCGACGGCGTCCCTAGGTGCTGAGCAACCGCTACAGGCATCAGAGCTTTTGGGGTACGGTCGTGATCCGCTTGAGCCCATCAAGGATGCACTGACCGCCGACGGCAACGTTGTCGTGCCAATTGATGCCGAAGCTTACGGCTTTTGGATGAAGGGCGCTTTTGGTGCGCCGACAACAACTGGCGAGGGCCCCTATACCCACGTCTTTGAGAGTGGAAACTGGAGCCTACCCAGCTTTTCTGTTGAAGTTGGTATGCCGGAGGTGCCGAGCTTTGCAATGTATTCGGGCTGCATGGTGGACAGCTTCAGCTGGAGCATGGGCCGGTCAGGGCTTTTGACCTCCACGGTTGAGCTCGTCGCCCAAGGGGAGGATTTGGACACATCAACGCAAATCGGCACGCCCGCGACGTTGTCTCTCAAGCGTTTCGGTCATTTCAACGGATCGGTGGAGCGCAACGGTGTGAACATCGGCAACATCGTTAGTGCCGAACTTAGCTATCAAAACAACCTTGATCGGATCGAGACGATCCGCGCAGACGGCAAGATCGAGGGTGCCGATCCGTCAATTGCCGCGATGACGGGTAATATCACCGTGCGCTTTGCCGATGCGACGCTGCTCAATCAGGCTATTGGCGGTCAGGCCTGCGCGCTGACGTTCGGCTACGCCCTGCCCACGGGGGAGGCGCTCACTGTTACCGTCCCGCGGGTCTTTCTGCCCCGTCCGCGCCGGGAAATTTCTGGACCACAGGGGGTGCAGGTGACCTTCGCCTGGCAGGCTGCTCAGCAGGTCAATGGCGACCCGATGGTCAGTGTCACCATTGCAAACGGGATTGAGGGCTATTGATCGCCATGCCTGCTACAAAGACTTCTTACCGAAGCCGACAGGGTTACCTAGCCGCAGAAGACTTCTGCCATCCATGATCACTTCGGTCACGGTGCTCCGTTGGGGAGAAAGGATGGCCTGTCTGCTGATATCAACCATCGCCAAGGTGACCTCGTGAAGGCGGGTTTCAGCGCGCTCGGCGCGCAATGATGTCCGCTCCAGTTCATCTTTTAGCCTGCTGACTTCATCGCGAAGACAATCCCGCTCAGTTTTTATGGCCTCAAGCGCTTCAGTAAGGCCTAACAACTGATCGCTGGTTTCCGACGTTGCATTCATTCTTTTGTTACTCTTCCTTTTGGGTACTGCCTCGAGACGATATATGCGCGCGACCACACCTCTTGGCCGGTGTCGTGCCAAGTGGCGCCGACGAAAAAGCCCCCCAAGCGTTACGCTCGGAGGGCCGTGAGTGGGGGTTTTTCGTAGTGGGTTATACTAACCTGCCATTCTGAATCATGGCTGCCCGTTGAGCATCTTTCCCAGTGGGCAACAAAGCAACACATCCAAAGAACGTCTTTTCTCTCCTTGGATTTATGACGCTGTCAAGTGCGCGCAAACGCAACAAAGGATACGAATATGCTGCAACTCAACCTATCCACGGAGCCGCGCTGGCTCGACTTGGGCAATGGCGTACGGCTATTCGTCGAACCTTTGACCACGGCCATTATGTTGGCCGCGCGGAGCGATCCGACCATCGTCGCGGCCGCTGGCAATACTGAAGGCAGCACCTCCAACGACGACCTTGCGCGTATCGTGGCAAAGGCCGTGGCGCGCATTGTCGTGAAGGATTGGGAGGGTGTGGGCGACGAGGACGGCAAGCCCCTTCCTCTGACGCCTGAGGGCATCGACGCGCTTTTGGAGCTCTGGCCGATCTTTGAGGCCTTCCAGACCAAATACATCGCAGGCGCGCTCATCTTGGATGCGGAAAAAAACGCCTGACCGCTCTCGCCGACTGGGAGTTCGGCGGGGGCGGTGAGTATTGTGCGGCTTGCCCATCAGTGTGTGCGGACTGTCCGCGCAGCCTGCACAAACCCATCACCCTGGAAGGCTGGCAGGTCTGGGATCTGGTTCAGCGCCTCGGCGGACAGGTGCGGGTTGCAGGCGGCATGAGCGGCGGCGCTGTCCTCGGTTGGGATATGGCTGCTGCCCTGCAACTCGGCTTAGCCCTCGGGCTCTCGCCCCTGATCATCGCGGAATTCTTGCCGCTCATCGAGGCGGTGATGGTCCGCAAGATTAATGAAACCATGCAGGCCGGATCAAGCCTAACCTAACCTCGTTCTTAATGGAAACGAGGTATCACCGCATTCTGAGGTCTTACTCTCATGGCAGAAAAACGTGTTTCTGTCCGGCTCTCTGCGACCGGCGGACGCCAAGTGCGTGCCGAGCTGGAAGGTGTGGGCGAGGCAGGCACTCGCGGCATGGGACGATTGTCGCGCGAGCTGGACCAAGCCAATGCGCGGATGGCCGCTTTTGCGCGCCGTGCTCGGATCGCAGCCACCGCTGCTGCGGCCGCCTTGGCCGCTGCCGTTTTTGCGATGACCAGGTCCACGGTGGCTGCCGCCAACGAGATCGGCCAGCTATCTCAGGTGGCCAATGCGGCACCTGAGGTGTTTCAGCGGTGGTCTGCAGCGTCCGCCACGGTGGGGATCGAACAGGAAAAGCTCGCCGACATCCTGAAGGACGTGAATGACCGCGTCGGTGATTTTCTACAGACGGGCGGTGGCCCGATGGCAGACTTCTTCGAGAACATCGCGCCAAGGGTCGGTGTGACGGCAGACCAGTTCGCCCGCCTTTCCGGTCCTGAGGCATTGCAGCTTTACGTCTCAAGCCTTGAGAAGGCAGGGGTCCGCCAACAGGAGATGACCTTCTATCTTGAGGCGATGGCGTCCGATACCACGCGGCTCATTCCACTTTTGCAAAACGGCGGCGCGGAGATGACCCGGCTTGGGGCTCAAGCCCAGGCCCTTGGGGCTGTCCTT